GTATAAGAGACAGCGCTAGAAATGTCCGGATTTATACCGTAGTCCCGCTTTAGAGCAGAAATTTTAGCGATAATATCTTGTGACGTAGCCGCATCTACTCCAGCTTCGTCAAGATCGGCCTGTATCGCCGCCGGATCTGCACTCGCAAGATTATTCTGATACTTCTTTAGTACAGCATTAGCTTTTTCTTGAGCGGCAGCTGTACGAGCGTTCAAATCTTCTTGAAATTTTGTTAGGTTCCCTTGAAAAGCTCCTTGTGTTTGCTCTTTGGTGGCTTGCGTGGTTTCCTTCGCCCCTTGTATTTGTGTATTAACGTCTTGAGTTTGCTGTCCAAGATAATCTTGAAGAGACCGAAAACCCTTGGCCTTTTCTCCCAAGCCTGCGAAAGAACTAGATTGTTGTAGAAGAGCTTCATCTAAACCTTTCTTCCCCTAGCCATATACACCAAATTCATCTTGGATAAGTTGTTGGCGCCCGCCCGTAGATCCTAACTGCGCGGCTTTCTCGCCAGCAGCGTGTGCCGCTTTTGCAGCCCCTCCATATGACTGAGAACCTGCAAAGGACTGAGGCCCCCTATATGCAGCATTCCACTGGTTTAAAAAATCTTGAAATTGGCCTTCATCACCGGTGACCTGTGTTGGATCTGAAACCGCCTGTGAAACAAGGGCTTCATTAAAGCCAAGAGTACCAGCGGTAATATTCCCTCCCGCCGTTTCTGCTGCCCGCCCGATAGTCTCCCTTTGTTCTTGTTGCGCGGTATCTAGTCTACCAGTAAATTGTTCTCCGAATCTTTCTCCTTGTTCTTGACTCCCTTTAAAATAGTCTTGAATGGTACCGAAGTTCTGGGGAGTAGATTGCGTAGTAGGACTAAGACGAGATGCATTAGGAGTCGCTGTACTCGTATTGGCCTGTATTTGGGCTCCGCCACCCGCACCAATTGTCTGCTCACCAAACGGAGCGTTTTGTTGTTCTAATTGCTTCTTCTTTTCTTCTTCGGATTGTTCTAGAATCATATCACTTTACCACCGTAACTATATTGTACTCGACCCCATTCGTTAGACCCTGTATACCATTAATCTCAATGCTATCACCAACAAGATTCCAACTCGGGACCGGAAAGACTACTTCATATACCCCATCGGTACGAGTGACATGTATTGTTAGTTCAACGGGCTGTCGATCCAGTTTCCATAGAAATTTAATTGCGTTACTTGCTGGGGTTGCTCCCGCAATGAATTTAACTTGATTGATTATAAGAGAAAAATTATCTTGGAGCGTTAATTTATTCGTTAAAGCCTTAATAACAACGGTCATAAATAACTGTATCGGATATAAAACTTTCGTAATCCAGTCTGGCGCTTCTGGAAAATCCTGTCGAGACAATTGATTTTGAACCGGTATTTTTGCCATATTAGTGGAACTTTTGGGAAAGGCTTTGATACCACAACGTAAATCCATCTAAGGCAAATGCTGTAAGAGCATCTGAGTAATCTACGGTGATACTGAGCCAATGACCCCTACGATGTTGTAAGGGGATTAGGCCGCGTATAACTTGTGCTTTTGCGTTTCCACCACCCCAAGCCATTGAACCCCAAGGACCAGTACCCCATCCGTTTAAAATTTTCGGTATAAGCGTTGTCGTCACTATCGCTTCATTGAAATCTGTAAAAAAGCCCAAATTAAAAGAATCAAACAACGCTCCGGAAAATATCGCATGACATTCCTTAAAATGTTTTACAATACCAGGATTTCCCATATGCTCTTGTATAAATTCTAATTCAATCGGAATTGGACGGAAAACCGTCGCGGCTCCTGCGATCCAACTTAATTCATTGGCCACAATTAATGTTGTAGAATCTGGAATAGATATTATATTTGATGTTTGGACGCCTTGACTAACGACCCAACCGACTGCTAATCCAGCCGTGCTTGCTACTGTAACTGTCGTACCAGTTGCAGAAACAATAGTTATCGCAAAAGATGTGTCGGCGTAGTCAAAATTTGTATAGGTTTTGCGTTCTTGGTAAACAAATTTAGTAGTTGCGTCAGATGATCCGAAATATAACTTATTATCTGTGGGATTAACGAATCCAGTTCCTTGTGTATTGGGGAACTCCCAATTCGTCCAGGTATTCGTTAAATAGTTATACACGTAAAATTGTGTTGCCGTTGTATCGGTTGTTTCTTTAACGGTACCTAAGATATATTGGTTTTCTGACTCGTATGCAATTCCATAACTAACCGTATCAAAATTGGGAAATAAATCTGATGAAAGAACCAAAAGTTCTTGCTGGATCATTCGTGACTTTAATACCGCACCCTCATTTACAGTTATTGATACAACTGTCGGATTAGTAAAACAATAGACTTTATTATTGAGGGCAACAGCGGTTTCGAGACCGCGAATAATGGTCGTGCTATCTAAAATTTGCACTTCGAATGATGCTACATCCGTCCCGGTTATTTGAAAAACGCCATCTTGTTTAAAAACAAGAGTGTAGTCTCGTAACGCGATAACGCGTAAAATCTTTTTATCGGCTGATCCGGCTTTAATAACCTGCCCAAGAGGAAAAGCTTCAGGTTGACGGAACTTGGATACAGCGATACCGTTCGGTGTATTCTCGTTAGCCGACGTTAATGTAGTCGTACCCACATCGGGTACAAATGCACCCGCTCGGGAAGAATCTGTCGTAAAAGCAGCCGCCCCGATCGAACGCTCACGCAGGGTAATACGACCCGGAAGGTCAGCAAATCCCGAAGAATAATACGCATAAACTAAAGTATTGCTCGCTGACCTATTAATAACTCGAACAAGACTATTAGCTGTATCCGCTATGTTCTGAGATGGTGTACCACCAGTAAATAATTGAAACTCATCTGATGCGATTGTTTCAGCGACTTTTGCCGTATAAACTGTACCCGCAATGGTTACAGTATCATCTAACTGTAAACCTGGTGATCCTACTGACACCAAAGTAATCAACGCAGATTGCTGAGATGTTATATTTGCCGCAAAAGTGAAACCTTTAAAAGTTGTAACGTCTGCTGCAATTGGTGGTTGAAAGTTTGCCTGAGAAATTCCCTGCTGGCTTGAGGCCGTGTAGATAAATTCACCCTTAAGAGCATCACTGATCGAATCAATAAGAGTGATTGTACCGGCTGTAAGCTCCCCGGCGGTTGGATTGCCTGTAAAGACAAGAGCCATTTCATCGTTTGGTTCCGTATTAAGATCCGCTGATTGGGGGCTTCTATAAATTTTATATTGCCAAGCTGTTGTTAAACCAGCTGGCAAAGAAAATGTCAGATCAACATTTACTGGACCGCCAGAACTATTGGCTACAACGATACGTTGAGATGGCACACCCTGAATTAAGTTATTGTTAGCGTCAGTAATGGCGAAAACAATTCGGTATGCAACTTGAGTATTATTCGTAAACCAACCTACTCCAGTCGTACTCCCACTTCCATCTAGACCGGCTGGTGCACCTGAAAACGTTATCGTATTGGATAAAGCGTCTAGTTTTTTAAAGCCAGTATCCGTAGAGAAATAAATATTTTTATTAGATTGAAAGGATCGAATAACAATAGCACCCGTTGGTTTTGTGAATGATCCGGTATAATCAACCCAAACGCCACCGCCGGTTGAATCGCGAGAGAAGGTAGTTCCGTGGTGTACGAGAATCCGATTTTGATAATTATAAAGAGAGTCTACATTGTCAGCCAAGACATCCCCGAAAGGATTAATGCCCCGGCGTTGCTCGATAACACTTGGTCTAGACAAAATTACATTCAAAGCTTTTACCATAGCACCCTGCGGTGCCTCTGATAAAGGGTTTGGGTATGTATATTTACCTTTAGGCTTTAACGAAAGAACCTCAGTTTCTTGTAGAGGTTGTTTTGGCACGGTTTACCACCCGCCCCATAACCTATTCCTAATCGGAATCTTTTGTGGGCTCCCATCTACTCTCGGGCTCAGAATTTGAATTAAGTCTTCTTTCATATTTTCAGCCATCACCTGCATAACTTGAAAGGCAGGATCCCCACCATACTGCAAAATACGGGCAGCCGCAAGAGCTTCTAGTAATCTATGGCATTCTACGGGCATTTGTGGAATAGGTGAAAAATTCGCTTCGCTTACCCAATCACCTACAGTCAGACCTGTAGGTAAGTCGTTAACAAAAGTAAGAACGAAACCGGCGAGACCGTTAATTACTAAGTCCTCTCCGCGCGCTTGAAAAGGGGGATTGGAATTAACGATATCAAATTGTGTGGTAAGCGTCCACATTGTAGGCGCGGCATTAAGGGTGATGGTTTTTGCTCCAGTATCGAATGAAACGACTTGCCCGGCATTCCCGGTTACACCAGTCGGACAAAGAGTATTCGGTCTGCGAAAATAAATCATCCGAACAAATTTATAATTTCCTGCGCCAAGATTATTCCCAAGAACTATTTGTATAGAGTAATCTATCGGATAGAATCCAAATTGATACGGTGCGTAGGCCCACGATGACTTCAAATCTTCCGGATTTATATAGTTTAAAAGAACCTCATTATCTTGAAAATCAACTAGGGATACGTCGCGTAGTTTTGTACCCGTAGCACGTTGGGGTATATCATATTTCGTTACTTCCGAACGTTGTGGGAGCACACCGCCTGTAGGTGTACGGAATGTCAGATCTACGTGCGTAACATAATATTCATGTTTGACAGATTCAATATATGGAAGGATTGTACCCTGAAGTTCTTCAGATGCAATCCGGATGATGTCCGAATTTTCAAAAAGATTTTGATTGTTCGCATTCATTGATCGTTGTTTGACAGACGTTAAAAGCGCATTAACAGAGTAATCAATAGGCATTCTTTATTCTTCCTTTCTATGTAAGTACGACCGTAAGTTAGGCTGCGCAGATTTTTCTACGGGCTTTGGTTTCATTTTCAAGGGCTGCACTTTATTCTTATAAATATCTAAAAGACGTTTTGACGCCTTATGATTCTCCATAAGATCCTTAAATTCTGGTGAGGTATCAAAATACTCGTTCCAACTATCAAGAACTAATTTACGTTGATCAATGGTTAGTAATCCGATTACTTCTTGAAGGCAGTCGTACCCTAACCCAACCATACCAGGTTCTTTTGCGGTAAGGGATTCGATTAAATGTTTATTCAGCTCATGGAGTCCTTCTGGATCGGCTACCATAGCTTTTTTTAATTTCTCCTGTAAAGGATAGATTTTATCAGCCATATAGATCTCTCCTTATCGTGGAAGTTTTTTTCTACGTCGGACAGCTTCGCTAATTTCAGGTGGTAAACCATCTTCCATATCTTCGGGAAGTGCGCCGGTCTCATCTGCGCTATCAGCCTTAGTCATAAGTTCATCAAGAACTGTGGGATCGAGATCTTCATCGCCCTCTACTTCTAGTTCTTCAGAAACAGGTATAGCAGTTTCAACTTCAAGTGCTATTGCTTTTGGTCTGCGATGTTCGGGCATGATTCTATCAGATTCTAAAGTTCCCATCTCATCGATGATCTTCTGTAGAATTTCTTTGATCATGTCTTTGTGATCGTCTTCATTCGGTAACATATTTTTTCTCCTTAAGGTGTCGGATACTTCCCTTTTATGGCATGAATAATATTGAACATATCTGTCCGTGAGGGTCCAGCTTGCCTTAAATCGTCTAATTGATCCCCGACAGCAGGATAAGCTTTACGTCTATTTTCTTTGTATAGATTATTTGAAATATGGATATTAATCTCAACTTCTGTAGGTTTTGATTGCGTACCATCTAACCAATTTAGACCGGCGTATGTATTTCCGACCATGACCCATTCTGCGTTCGGTCTTATTGAATGCAAAGCGTCTTGTATCGTCATAGTCCATTAACCTCCATAAGGATAATAGTGGATCTCGAAGAATTTTGTTGTACATATACAGTTCCATCTGATCCAGAAACTCTCGCAAATTGCGTTTTGTATGTTAAAGCACTGGTACTAGCAGGAGAGTCTGACTCAAGCATACTCGTAGTACACCTTAATGCGTCAATTTGGGTGTTCGCTCCAAAACTATGCCCCCATTGATTACTTGCTGTATTAACTACTACGGCATCCCTCAGAACTCTCAAACTTCCAGCGGCTACACTTTGTCCTGATGTGGTTTGCGAACTAGTAGCTTGGGCAACAAATACTAAAATTGTACTATTGACATTACTCGGAGTAATGGAAGCAGTTAAACCTGTATCTGTAAAAGTTGCAGAAGTGGAACTAGACGCGGATTCACTTTCTGCTTTTACGATTTGCAATATTTTAATTTGACTAAAAGCAGCGGCATTAACGGCAGCAATTCCGTCAACTACATTAATTGTTAAAAGTCCATTAGAACCGATTGTTAAACGCGAAACTAATCCAGTGCCGTCGTCAACACTAATTCGATATAGTCCTTTCGTATCGGTATCCGCTGTGTTTTCCTTCACCCCAGCAGTTTGTGCGACAATTGTTTGTGTCGAGGGGTTAGTAGTTACAGCGTAATAATCAAAAAGTGGTCCACGTTGACCTGCTCCAACCGGTGCAACACCCCGTAGTTCTACACGAGGATTTGCGCCAGCTATATTTGTTAAAGCTAAAAGAGTCTGGTCATCGACTGTAGTACCGTTCGCAGGATAGTACGCAATAAAGCTCGTTAAACCAGGATTAACCGTACCACCACCCGATACAGCTAACGGCACTCCATCAAAGGTTAATTGATTACTAGCATTAACGGCTAGTGATAAATCCGCGCTATTTGCAGCATTGCGCCAATTTACACTATCGGAATTATTTGCAAGACGTAGGATTCCTGCGCTAGAGTGATCGGGAGTGCGTGAACTATAATAAATGGAAGCCAAACCAAAAGAAGCTCCAAAATCCGTTTCGGCTGATAAAGTAAAGCTCCCCCCCGTTTTTTGAAGACACCCCGCAGCAATAGCGACAAGATACGATGTAGTATTTCCGCCCCACCCGACTTCACCGGTTTCTGGAACAATATATGATTGACCGTCAAAAGTTATATTTACAGACATTATTTATCCCATCCTAAATAGGCTTAAAAATCTTAGGGTTTTAAATAGGGTTACCCTCAACCCGAACGAAATTTATTTCGGAGCAGCTTTACCGAAGTTGACTGCAACTTGATCACCGTCAGAACCACCACTAAAAATAGTAGTTGTAATCTGAGTTGAACTCTTTGTTAGGGAGATATTGACCCCCACTATACCAGGTTGAGCCGCAAGAAGAGTTACAACACCGGCGAGAGACGTTGCGTCAACAATATCAAACATAGTAATAGAAGCCGTTAGGGCGGCTACAAACTTTGCAGCGCCGTCCGAAACATCCGCACCGATCTGAAATTCAAATTCAGAAGAGGGAGCACCAGCGACCGCAGTAAAAGTAAAACCAGCAATCACCACGGTATCCCCGACAGTCGGGATACCTATAAAGGTTACAGCGCCTGAAGCTTGGGTGGCTCCCGTGGATAATTTGGCATAGACCGATAACGACCCATCAATCATATCTCCGATGATTTTATCAAGACCTTCGACATCAAATTGATTGCCCGGAACGTTTAACTGCAACAGATTTTTCATTGTAACAGCCGAATCTGGTACAGACATTAAGAGTTTAATAAATGACATAGTGTTTTCCTTTTAAAACCAAGATAGGGATTGACAGCACAATTAATCTAGCCCCTCGTAACAAATAAAACCCCCTTGAAACCCTTGCGGGAACGCCGGGGTGTAACGTTTTTGCTTTTAAACTTTTACAGATTAGCTCAATGAGATATTGAATATCTTCGCGCAACGAGCTGGCAACGTAATGAAGATCTGCTGATTGGTCCACAGACGCAATTCATAGGCGTTGAAGCCAGGAACGTATTGGAAGAACTCATCGGAACCCATCACTTGAGGCATGAATTCAATGTCCATCGACCCAATGCGTTGGATGTGTTCGAAGGGAAGAATGAAGCAATCCCCCTCTTTCACATACAAACTAGGAGTGATATTCATGGTACCATTCTGAGAGTAAAACGTCAGTTTGGTAGCGCCATTCTCGACATTGTTCTTCTTGTAGGAAGAATCAAACCGACGAGCACCACTTTGGGAAGTGACAAGATTTGCCCATACTTTGGGGTTCACAAGCACATCAACTTCACTATCCAATCCACGACCAACTGCAGTCGCAACTGCATTTTGGAGGGCAAGGAAGGTGAGTTTCCCGGCAGCATTATCAATGACGTTTGATTTCCAAAGGTCAAAGGTAGCAGCTGAGATGTTGAAGAGAGTTCCAGTGTTGGTAAGGATACGATCAATACCGGTCATTTCATTTCCAAAGGCGGAATTGAAGAAGATATCGAGGGTAGTAACACTACCACCGACTGTCAACGTATCAAGAGCTGTAATACCGGTAGCTGTACCAGTAACAGTCAGGGTACGGGCAGAAGGATCAACAGCGGAGATCGTAAACACACTATCAGCACCCGAACTAACGAGAGATCCAGCGTCAAAAAACTGGACTTCGTTATTCACAGTACCGGCCCAAATACCATCGGACCAAGTTTGCTGCGTAAACGCAACAACTTGAATCGTACCGCTGGTTTGTGAAGAACCAGTCAACGCTGTTTTTCCGAGACCTACTCCACCGTACAAAGCGGCGAGTTCAACGCGCTTAGACATGGAATCGATCATTCGTTTGGTGATAAGTTTCGTCGCAGACAGGAAAGCAGCCCCACTTCCGAGGGATTGCGAAAGAGCATCATACGCAATTTGGGAAACGAGAGTGATTTGAGCAGGACGAACTTGGGCATCTGGTATATTCAAGCTAATGGGACCGTTCAACGCATAGTTACCAGCGTTGTTTGCAGCATAGGTGAAGCCAGCTTCATCTGAAAGGATAACAGGAGTATGGAAGGCATTACCGACTAAAGTAGCCTTATCGAACTCCACATTCTTGAGTAATACGCGAGACTCAGGAATTGCGTCCTGAATACCCTTTGTATTATATCGTTCTTTAAAGTCTCCGATAATAGACGCGGGAATAGTAGCAGCCATGAAAATTCTCCTTGGAATTATAGTTTTTAATATATACGACTATGGACTATAATATATACCCAAATGGATAATGGATTAGGTGTGCCGTTAGCTGTTTTGCACCGTCGTTTATCATCGCGTATACATCATTTTGTTACGCTCTTTCGAGACCGACCATCCAATTAAGGGTAGGTGGATTTTAAATTGTGCCTAAAGTGTCGTTTACCTGAACGGGTTGACTCGTTTACCTGAACGGGTTGACACTTTAGGACTTTTTGAAACTTATTGTCGGTAAGTTTCGAACTTATTGAAACTTTCTACTCAACTCGTGTTCCATAATGTTCATTACCGGATCCCAAGCATCGGGATCACTGTAAGTAACATCTTCTAAAACAACATCCTCTTCTAGAGTTACTTTTCGAATCTGAAAACCGCCAGACTTCGGAACAATATAGAAAGCTTCACGAAGACCGATTTTCTCTTTAACTTTTTCTTTAGTCTCTTCAGCCATAATTATTCCCCTTTTTCCTCTTTAGCGGCCCGATCAATAGTCTTCCAAAAATCATGACTATTCGCCCAACGGCGAGCTATAGGTTTACCATCAGATGTCTTTTCAGCGCCTTCATTTCCGCTAAGTGGATTTTTAATTTGATTCAAATGATGCTGACGAATAGCTTCAGCGCCTTCGGTACCAATTAGATCTATAATCTGTTCTGCTGTGGCACCTTTAAGGATTCCGGCTACTTCCGATCGAATATCTTGATCGATAACATTGACGACTTCCTTGGCGTTTAAAAGAACTCCCGTTTTATCCCGAACGATATCAATGTATTTTGCGATCTTAGCGACACTAAATCCATTCTTAGGGATTGAGGGAGTAGCTTCTAGAGCTTCAATGATTTCAGTATGAAACCGCTGCTCTATCGCTTTTGCTTCCATGGCCGTTTTTTCTTCGGCTTTGAATTTCTTCTGTTCGGCCTCTTTCTTTTCGAACTCATCAAGACGTTTCTTAGCGGCCTCTAATTCTACCTCGCGAGGATCGCGTAGTTTGTCCTGAATATCTTTTGCAACCTCATCATATGAAAACTTTTTCGGATCATGACCGGTTCTCTTGAGGAATTCACGAGGATTCTCTTTCGCCATTTTAAAAACTCGAAATGCTTCCTTACGAGTCTTAGCGGCGTCTAAGAACTTTTTATCGGCTCCTTTTGCCTTCTCAAGCATCTTTTGGAGTACAACTTCGTCATACTCTTGATCACCAATTTTGATTTTGCGAATTACTTCTTTTTCTGCTGGTGTATCTGCTGAAACTTTATCTGCGGCTTTTTTATCGACCGGGGTATTTAAAACCTTAACATCTTCTAGAACCGGTTTTCCGTCTTTACTTTCTGCGCCAGTATCTGGCGCGGGTGTAGGGGATATTACAGGTAGTGTTGTGGGTACTGCTGGTGGTGTTGCTGGTACTGCTGGTGTTGCTGGTACTGTTGGTATTGAATCGGGCATAATTTATCTCCTTTTAACCATTCACTCTGCTCTGTGAGTAGGTAGGTCCTCAACTTCTAAAAATTTATTGTTCGGTTACAACGAGATGAATATTAAGATTTTGGACGTTGCTGATTGTTTCGTGAAAGAAAAATCTTACTGTGGTTCCAGTCAAATTCTCAAACACGGGTTCTTCTAGATCATTATCGTTATTTCCATTTCCGGCACTCTCTATCGCGAATTGAATAATTGGAGTAGTAAAAGCCGATGTCGCGAATGTAACATCAACGGCACTTTGATTAGCAGAGGGAATAGACGCTACAGCACTAATAATGTCACCAGAAACAGTTAAAGCCTGTCTCTTATACACATCTGACGCTG